TTATCTCCACACCGCTCGGTGTAATACCACCTGAAAATTCATGATCAGCAGCTCTTTGGCCTTCGTTTTTTTTGCCCCAGATACATTATACGTAGTGCTGACACTTTCCATCCTTAATCCTTTATATAATCGCCTGATCTCAGGGATATCGTTTATCGATAAAATATACCGGCCTTTAATCTGCGCTAGCATGTCGCGCAGGCGTTGAAAATCTTCCCTTTTAAAGATACCGGGGCCATAATCACTTTCGCAGCCATAATAGGGAGGATCAAGATAAAAGAAGGTGTGGGGCCGGTCGTAGCGTTCAATAATCTTTTCGTATGGCCTGTTTTCGATATAAACCCTGTGCAGCCTTAAATGGACGGCGGATAGTTCCTCTTCGATGCGCAGGAGGTTAAACGCTGGCGTCCGGTAGGTAGATATATTCAGGCACTGGCCGACAAGCTTGCTGGAATAGGCATTTTTGAGCAGATAAAAGAACCTGACTGCCCGCTGGATATCAGTGAGGGTATCAGGCTCTTCCAGTTTAAACCGGGCAAATTCATCGCGGGCCACCAGAATCCATTTAAGATACCTGATAAATTCCTCAAGGTGGTGTTTTACAACCCTGTATAACGTAACCAGGTCGGTATTTATATCATTAATTATCTCGACTTCCGATTCTTCTTTCTTAAATAGCAGCCAGGCAGCACCGGCGAACACTTCGCAATAACAGGTATGTTTTGGAATCAGCGGGATTATTTTCCCAGTCAGTGATGATTTTCCGCCCAAATATGATAAGAAACTTTTCATGCGATCCTCCATTGATAAATCGGATGCGCCCTGCTATATACCAGCTTTCTCAGGGTCTGGTGGATGGTAGCAGGTCATCCTGTCTTGCGGTGAAATCGCATGGTTTTGGGAGCGCCAACTCCCTGAATTACTATCCGCCTTTCCTTTTAATAACCTATTGCAAACCAAAAAAATCCTGGGATGTCAAATCCTTCTCCGGCATTTTGAGTGCGTACCGTCACTGACGTTTTGCTCTTGGTGGATATCTGTGCCCAGAGATTATCTTCATCATTTGCCCCTTTAGCCGTAGCTGACGCCATTAAGCATGCAGTTGGAAACTCTATTGGAAACGACACCTCCAGAGTGTTGTTGTCAGCCATTGTGGCAGACACATCACCCCATTGTAATATCAACCCACCGGGAAATTTCTGATACCCATTGGCGGCAAGTGAGTTCGTATACGAGATATTACTGTTTTTTACCTGGTAATTTGTTCCGTCGTAGGCAATCGTTATGATCTGGCCGCTCAGGATATCATTTGCTTCCAGGGCAGAAGATCCATTCTTTTTAAGTGACACTGCACCGAGACTATTGATATTAATTGTCGCCGCACCGGTGTTTGTAAAATTGGCTTTGAAACTTATTTCTCTGCCGTTCACATGCGCCGTCAACGCCGGTGAAAGCGTCAGCACGTAGGCATTACTGCTGCCGGTCGATGACGCATATCTTTTTTCCGATTCAAAGTTTAAAAGCTGATAATAAGTTCCGTCGTAGGCGATAGTGACGATCTGGCCGCTGACAATATCATTGGCATCGAGAGCAACCGATCCATATTTTTTTATTGATTTAGCGCCGAGGCTGTTGATGTTGATCGTGGCCGCATCCGAATTTGTAAAATTGGCCTTGAAACTGATTTCTCTGCCGTTCACATGCGCCATCAACGCCGGTGAAAGCGTCAGTAAGTAAGCATTGTCGCTGCCGGTCGACACCGCGTAGCGTTCAGATGAACTTATGCTTTTAACCTGATAATAGGTGCCGTCATAAGCTATTGTGACAATCTGGCCGCTGATGATATCGTTGGCTTCTAACGCCAATGAGCCGAGCTTTTTCAGTGCCACAGCACCCAGGCTATTAATATCGATTGTTACTGCGCCGGTGTTTGTATGATTGGCTTTAAAGCTGATATCCATACCGGCAACGTGTGCTGTCAATGCCGGTGAAAGCGTTAATATAATAGCATTACCTGACCCGGAGCCTACCGCATATTTATTTTTGGATCCGGTTTCTAGTTGATAATAAGTCCCGTCATAGGTGATTGTGACGATCTGGCCGCTGATGATGTCATTGGCTTCCAAATCGAGTGAGCCGAGCTTTTTAATGGCCTTTGCGCCGAGGCTGCTGATGTTAATCGTGGCTGCGCCGGTGTTTGTATGATTGGCTTTGAATTTTATGGGCATACCGGCGATGTGCGCGGTTATCGCTGTCGGTAAGGTTAACCCATAGGCATTGTTGCTGCCCGTAGCTACCGCGTAATCAAGAATACCGTCGCCATCAACATCCGCGCCGGTGTGCCGCTGTTTATTAACCGCATTCAAAAATGCGGGATTGACTATTGTATCGTTTGCAAATATTGTTTTAGCCATTGTACCTCCTATATATATACAAAAATAACCTGTGTGTGCGCCGGTTTTAAGTCAGTAAAAATACCCTCTAACGAATTGGTTATATCGCCTTCTACAAGCCGGTCGCCTGCGCCGGATCTACCTGCCCGGAAATAAACCGGCCCGGCACCGGACGTGGTTACACGCCAGCGGAAAATGCCTTCGCTCCCGCATCCGTCCGTGTTGGCCAGCAATTCTTCAATCGTGATGATGTACCCCATTGATTCTGCAATTGAGATGAAGTGGGGTAGGGAAAGCCCGCCTCGCGTGCGTAATCTGGCCAGGACGCGATTTTGCCTGACCTGCAGTAACTCGTCTACTGCCGGTGTTACTCCGCAAACACGCTCCCAGTCGGCTATTGTCATATCGGCCAAATGCGGCAGCATCTCATTCAATAACAGCTCGGCGCTGGCCTGCGCGTCATCGAATTGTTTGCCTTCCAACTCAATATCAGTTGCAAAGACGCCGCCCAGTTCTAGCGGGAATAATAATTTTAAAGCATCAGCGTGTTTCATCTCGTTAGAAATCCTTTTAATTTATCCTTTGCCTGTGTCGCTATCCCGATATTTCTAACGGGATTCATATTTATTCCTAGCTGACCGTAATCGTTCCGGCGCGCACCATCTGATATGTCGTAGGCGTCACGTCTGTCGCCGGAGCGCTGATTGTAACGTTATCCGCGCCCGCATCCATCGCTATCTGCACCAGCTTATTTTTGTAAAGCACCTGAGCGGGGATCATGCTGTTCAAATACATTTCTATTGACGCGGCAATCGCCGTCTTATCTACATTTGTTCCGGTAACGGTCATCGTCACGTTTTGTGAGCTGACGGTCGGAGCGATTATGCCAACCTTCGAAGCGGTAACCGGCCTTAGCGGATCGATATATTTTTTAACTTCGGCAATAAGGCCTCTGATGACATAGGTTTTGCCGGTGGCCGTGAAAATATCATCTGTAAGTGTAAGCTGCGTTGCGCTATCCACAGTAACAACTGTTGTTTCTGTATTATCCGTTACATTTTCGACGATATCGCCGGGCTTAACCGTATACGTGGCGTTATCAAAGATACCGGATGAATCAATCAGCTTATTCGCTGTGGCCGTCGTATTTGTGCCCGTCTGACAATGAACGATATAGGGCTCTCCTGTATAACTGAAGATGTTGGCAGCAAGAGTCAATTGTGTCGCGCTATCCACGGTAGTAACTGTTGTACGCGTGCCGCGCAGCGGATTTTCGACGATATCGCCCACGGCCACGGCATGAGAAGTTGTGAATGTCGCGCCGGAATCGATAAGCTTGCCGGAGCTGACCGATGTTACGGTACCGATCCGTGCCGAAGAGCTGGGGAGTTCACTGTCAGTAATATCCGCATCGGCAAGAATTATTACATTAACTTGCCCAAGCGTCGGGATAGGCACACAATAGGCCTGCGCCACATTATCAACCTCTTTTGCCCATCGTATATAGTCATACTGATTCCCGCCTGCCGGTGGACGGCGAATATAATCAAGAACGCGCTCCAGCAATTCGGCGTCAGTTTCGTCAGCTTTGCGGGTTATATTGTGGATCCACGCGTGGTGTTCCAGCATTGCCGTATCTGCCGTGTCCGGGAAGATTTGTTTGCAAATATATTCCTGGTATTTATAGAGACCCCACAACATGCTGGCCTGGCAGGCCGATTTCATGTAGATGAGACTGCCCTGTGATAGATCCGCTTCCGGATATTGATTTTGCCAGTCCGCTAAAATTGCGGCAAGTATTACATCAAACTCTTTTTGAAAATTCATATTAAATTACCTCAATAAACGTGGTAAAGGCTACGGTCGGCCCGGATATCGGCGTGACTTCGATTAATAATTTCAGCCGGTGCAAATCCTGTGTGCGGTCGCGTTCGGTGTAAACATCGACCTTAGATATTTTTCCCGCGTCGATCATCCACTGGAGCGCCTCTTTGCAATAATCAATGGCCAGCCTCGCTGTTGCTTCGGTATTCTTTGCCCGCTCCAGAAGATACAGCCGCGAACCTAAAGTAAGATCGGCAAAGAAGGAGCCCTGCCGGACTTTCAGCGAAATATAAATATTATTTATCAGCGTTGTGGCCTTATCAAATGTCATCTGGCCGAGGCCTGAACTATCGATGGTAATTGCAAAGTCCATATTAATTCGCCTTTGTGGCTTCAGTCGCCACTGTTGCCGTAGTTAATTTGACTGTCGGCGTGCCGTCTTCCCCATGCACGTGAGCGTTATATATAGTTATTAACCGTTCATCAATTAGTGCGTATTTTGTCCCTGATGTGCCCAGCGTTATGGAAGGACTTTCCACCTCGCAACTTTCTGATGCAGTGACTTTTGCGACTTTAGTCGTGATGTCCACTTCATTTTCCACTGTTGCAATGAGCTTATTCCCGCTCACAACCTCTATTATTTTGTCGCGTTTAAAGTGTATTTTATCGCCCTCATCAGTGTACAGCGCGACTTCACCGTCTTCAATGGCTATGCGGTATAGGCGGTCATCGGAGGCAATGCCGATAATATGATTACCTTCGCGGATAATAATGATTTCCGCGCCTTCTTTGGGCCGTGAGGTGAAACCATAGTGCTGAAAATATTCCCGATCCTCAAACGATTCATCCGTCCGTCCGTCCGCGGAAAATAACTTAATCAAGCCTTCAGTAACTGAATTTATGATGCCGCGTATCATCATGCGATTAACCCCGGAACGCCCAGACTTAATCTTGTTGTCGGGCCTTCTTGTTTTGATAGTTCAAAAGTCCTGCCGTAAATCAGATAATCTCCGTCTATGCCCTGTATTTCGTCTTTGATATGGCAGATTGTATTAATTGCCCAATTTTTCCCGTTTTGCTGATGTCTGCCGACTTTATAAATCAGCTTTTCCCCTTCACGCCGCTGTTTCTCCATGATCATTTTTGCACGTTGCGTGGGGCTTTGGTCATCGTTATTATCAACGACCACATACGGTTTATAAAACGGGAACGTATCATCAATGGCCGGTTTGCCGGTATTGCTTGTATTTACTTCAGCCGCGAATGACATACTGTCATTGCCCTGCTGCTGGCCGATTACAGTCACTTTGGAATACCGCTGCGAAATGTCATAAACAACATCCGATTCAATCACATTATTGCCCACGCCGCTTTTAAGCATTGTTAGTGAATATTGCGGAGCGCCTTTAGCCATTGGACGCCCAAATATCAGCTGCCCTTCAGGCGTACAGTAGAATAAAATTCCTCTGCTGAACGCGTAGTTTTTTAATACTTCAAAAACAGTCATGCCCGCTTCGATACGGCCTATTTTTTGCGCACCATCCTGAGCAAAAATATATCCGGCATTACCGCCGCCTTTAGCCTTTTTACCCTTGAATTTTCCGACAACATTTTCCTGATAGTCGATATTTTTCAGGTCGAAATATTTTGACGGCGCTTTTGCCAGCAATTTTTCAGCCAGCGTTTTTAACTTCATGCCGGTGACATCAACCCACGGCGGCTCACAATAAGCATCGACGACCCAGCCCATCAGATCACGGCCTTCGACAACTATAAATACGCCATTTTTTCGCACGCGTTTTTGCACTTTATCGATAATGCCTTTCAATTCTTTATCGCCGTTAATTATTAGATCACAGCTATCTCCGGCTTTGATCGTGACTCCGGGATCGGAAAATTCCACATGAAAAGCATCGGCAGCCGTATATAGATCAGCATCGATTTGATAGCCGATAAAATTTTCTATTTTAATAGCGCCGATTTTGAGTTCCACTTTTTCAGGCATAGACTTGAATCTCTCCTGATACAAAATTGGGGTTTTGAATATTCTTGTTAACTTTAACCAGCCTTTCCGCATCCGTGTAAGGCAGACCATATTTGAGGCAAACCAGGTGCAGCGGCATAGGATTATCCAGCGCGACAGAGATCATCTTTTCACGCTCCAGCCGCACGGAATTTACCTGCGTTAAGAGAGCCGTGGCCATTGTTTTAAGACTTTCAATTTCGCGGGCATCATTAACTGCATCGTTGATGCGCGATCTGACTATTGCCAGAGTGGCTTCCAGTTCGTTAATATTCATTACCTGAAAATCGCTGTCGCCTTCCTGGAAGGCCTGATCGTCGTCGGCATATAGTGCGGCAGCCTCCAGCGCCAGGCGTTGAGCACAGGCGATTTTAAGATGTTTTCTCATAACATCTTCAGCCGCCTGACCGGCTGCGGATTGCGCGAG